AATATATTCTTAAATTAGATGTAGTAAGATATATAGCCCATATAAAAATATTTACAAAAAATATATTTAGATCTGTTTTATATTCAGTTGCATATAATAAAATTCAAAAATTTATTGAAAATCCACAAGAAATACATGAATTAGGTCGTGATTTTTTATTAAGTAATAATGATACTAGAATTGAAGATAATATTAAAATTTATTATATTTTAATTGATGATGATTTAACTGATTTAACTGATATAACATTAGATAGTGAAAAATTATATTCAACTACATCTATATTTTTCTTTCTTGGAACTATTTTATTATTATACTTAAAAAAAATTAAAAATATAGAATTTGATGATGATAAATTAGCTCCATATGTTGAATACATAAAATATAAGTTAAATAGTCGAAAATTATATTCAAAACTATTTTTTAAATATCCAGCAAAACAAATTAAAATAAAATTAATTAATTCTTTTTTACAATATTTAGAAATTACAATTTTAAAGAATATTCAAACATTTAAAAAAAATATATTTGAAGATTTAGATTATTTAAATATATCTCAAAATTATCAATATTTAAATGAAACAACTAGTAAAATAAATGAACAAAAATATGATACTTTTTTAAAAAAAATATTAGAATTATTAAAAAATGATAGAAATATTTTAATGTTTTTGTTATTATACATACATAAATTTAAATTTGATGAAAAAGATTTTGAAAAAATTCCTAAAGATATTTTAACTACTTTAGGATCTGATAACCAACTATTATCATCAGATGATGAAACAACATATGTTAAACTACCAAATCCTTATATTCCACCAGTTATAACTATTACACCACCAGAAGAAACTGTCAAATGTACAACCACAGGATGTTTTTCATATATTGTTAGAAAAAAGAAACCGGAACAAACAGCAGAAGCAGGATCAACAACAGCAGCAGGATTACCAGCAACAATACCAGCAGCAATACCAGCAGGAGGACCAGCAGCACCAGGATTACCAGGAACAGCAATAGTACCAGCAGCAGGAGGACCAGCAGCACCACCAGCAATAGTACCAGCAGCAGCAATAGTACCAGCAGCAATAGTACCAGCAGTACCAGCAGCAGGAGGAGGACTAGCAGTACCAGCAGCAGCAGAATTATCTGGAACAACAGTAGCAGAGATACCAGAAAAAACATGTGATAAACAAATTAATTTAATTTTTGATAAGCAAAGTTGTTATATTGATAGTGTATTAGTTGCATTATTTAATAGTCATTCTAATGTAATATATAATATAATATTAAATGCTGAAATTAATAAAGAAGCATTATTTGATAATATTTATTTAATTAATTTTGCAGAATTAATAAGAAAAGAATTATTATATATATATGATAATTTATATAATTTAGATAATGATCATAATACTTCTAAAAAATTAAGATATTATATTGCATCATTTTATGAATTATTTTATGTAGTAAATAAAAGAGAAACTACTCTACTACTAAATTATATAAATAAACAACAAGATATTATTATTTTATTTGAGTTATTTAATAAAATATTTAAAATAGATCAATATGATATTTCTATATTATCTGATGGACAAAATAGTGATAACAATTTTTTATTACAAGGTTTCATTAAAATTATTAATTATGAGACTGGTAATGTAATAACTGAAGATGTAGAAATAAATAATGATTTATTATTTAATTTAGATGAAAATAAAAATACTAATTATAAAATACTTGGTATTAAAAATTTTTTATTTATACATATACAAAGAAAAGAAGGCAGCTTTATTTTAAAAAATAAAATTATTCCAAAGTTTAAAATAAATAATACAGATAAAAAATTTAAATTAAATTCTATTATATGTATTAGTGGTATTGAAACACAAGCGACTTCTCATTATATAACATATTATATATGTAATAATATTTTAATGAAATATGATAATATAAAAACAGACACAAATCCAAACATAAGTAGTATTTTTATACAAAATATTAATGATGATAAATTAGATAATGATGATATTTGTAAAAATATTGTAGGATTATTATATTTACCAGTAGATGATGAAACTCGTGAAACTACACAACAAATAAAAGATTATTATTTTGAAAATGATTGTTTTACTAAAGTATATAATTATACAGAAGATAAATTAATTTTACATAATTCACTATTTAATCATTTATATTTAGAAAATACGAATAAAGATGATCAAGATTTATTAGTAGCAGTTAAAAAGGATATTACTTTAAATAATTTATATTCAGATCCTGAAGATACAGATGACCATGGTTATAAAAAAATTTATGAATTATTAAGAATATTATTTCGCGATTCTGATAATATTAAAACAATTAATTTACCATATTATAATACTTTTGATGATCAAATACTATTTTTAATTTTTTATAGTATATTTAAAACATACTATGATCAAATTACTAAAGAATTAGACCTTAAACCAATTAAATTTACTGATGATTTAGGTTGTGAATTTATAATTGATGATAAAATAATTGAAGCCTTAAATGTTTTTATACAAAAATACAACCAATCAGGCGTAATAGGAGTTGCAGGAGGATCATTGAAATCATATGAAATAAATGATATTTATGATTATTATTATAAGATTGAAGATAATAATGAGATTATTAATGATTTACTTCAAATTTTTAATAATGATAGTTCATTTATTATTTCATTATTGTATTTAATTATTAATAATGAGATTACTGTTGATATTAATTTAATTTTCAAAAATTTCATAAATGATTTGCAGGTATTATTAAATGATTTGTGTGAAAGTGATATACTTTTAATTAATCATTATGAATTTGATGATATCATATTTTATATATTTATGATTTATGTTTATGATAGATTTAATGGTTTATTGTCATTGTCAAAGAAAGATATAAAAATAACTATTAAAAATGATAAATTGAAATTGAACATAATAGAAAATTATCATAATATTTATAAAAAGTTGAATGATTATTTTAATGGAAATGAAAAATATAAATTTATAAATTATCTTAAAAAATATCTTCAAGTTAATTATACAAAACCTTTAAATAACAGTAAATATTTATTATCATTTATTTATAATAATAATAGCTTAATTGAAGGTTATGATAGTTTTTTAACATTTGCTTATATTAATGTTTTAAATAAAGTTGCACCGTTTTTTTATATTAATGGGAGAAAATATGAAAATACTTTACCTACATTAGATATTTATGATTTCTGTGATATGAAAAATATCAAACTTAAAATGAGCCAAAAACAAGAAAAGATTGTTTTAAATCTTTTGAAAGATAAGAAAGCCTTATTAACATTATTATTAAAAAGATATGAACCACGATTTATAACAAAAAGAGATACTAAATTTATTTTAAATAAACAAATATTAGATTATTTATCAAATTCAAGTAGTCTTTCACATCCTTTGCCAATTATCGATTTTGATAAATATTTGAATGATGATCAACTAACTCAAACACCACCTGAAAATGATGATATAGAAACTAATCTATTTTATTATGCATCTCTTGAAGGTTCGAATAATGTTTATGAAAAATTGATTAAATATTATTTACTAGCAGAAAGAAAACATCTGAATAAGAAGTTGTTAGATTTTGCCTTATATCAAATTTGTAATATAAATAAAACTTTGGATAAATCTAAAATTGAAACAAAATTAATTAAAGAACTTTCAAATGCAAATATTGAAATTGATTTAAAAATAATAAAGGATTTTATTCAGCCAAAATGCGAAACAAGAACAACCGAAACAATTATATTAGACTTATTATCATATTATTATAAGAAAATATCATTTAATACAATGATAAGATATTTATCAAAATTATATGAATATGATACTAACCATAGAATGCAAATGCAAATTCAAGATTATATTGAACCATTAAAATTAATTAAAGGTGGTGCTGAAGAAGAACTAGCAACTCAAATAACCCCAACAACTGAAATAATAACTAAACCAATAACTGAAATAACTCAAACAAGCCCAACAATAACTAAACCAATAATTTCATCACATTCAAGTATTTATCAATTATTACCTGTTAATTCTGTTAGTGATTTAGAAAATAGTATTAAAAAAATTGTTTATATATTAGAAAAAAAATTAATAAATACTGATACTATTGATAAAACAATAAATGAATTTATTACTTTTAATTTAAAAGATATCATAACTATTATTAAAAATTCTTTAGAAAGTAATAAAAAAAATATAACTAAATTATCAGATAAACAACAAAAAAAACTTGATGAAATAAATAAAACAAAAACTGAGAAAAATAAAGAAAAACAAGAGAATAGTAGTAATCCAAATTCAGATGTATTTGATAGATTAAGAAAAGAAATAAATCAATTAACAATAAGATACGATGAATATGATAAAATAAAAGACAAATATATAACAGATTTAAATAATATTGATAAAGGTTTAGAAGATATTAAAGATATTGAAGAAAAAGAAAAAGATATAATTTTTCAAACATTTGATGATTATAAAGTTGTGTCAAATAAATATACAAATCTTATTGATTTATTAGATATTATTAAATTTATTCCGGATAATAATAATGTTAAAGATAGTATTTTAAAAATTATCACAGAAAAGCAAGAAAAAATTAATAAATTTAAAAAAAATCTTGAACAAAATAAAAAAGATTTTGAAGAACAGATTAATACACCATTAACATCATCAAATAAAAAATTAAGAGAATTTTTTAATATGATTTCAAATATAGATAATATAGATGATGGTATAATTAAAAGTCTAAAAAAAACATATATTAATCCAGATCTATTAGGACATAATGAAAAAGATCCAATGAGTATAATTGATGAAATAGGTAAAATAAATATTAATATTTTAGATGATTATTATACTTCAATAGATAATTTATTAAAAAATGTATATCCAAATTTTATATCTAAAATAAGTAATGAAAGAATGAGAGGTGGAGCTAAAATTAATAATAAGGGAGGTGGAAAAATTGATGAATATAAAAAAGAATTGGAAGATAAGAAAAAAGCAATATTAACTGACTTAGATGATATATCATCAAAATTGAAGAAATTTAAGGGAAATCAAGAGACAAATAAGAATGTTGAAACAAAGATGGCATCTGTTGGATTTATTGATGAAGCAGGTGGTAATGTTTTTGATAGATTAATAACCGCTTATGATGACAATATTAAAAATAAGAATATGCCATATGAAGTAGCAAGAAATATATTTTATTCAAAAGCTAAGAATTTAAATTTAGATCCATCAGTAGAATTAGAGATAACTCAAAATGATAAAGGTATTTTCTGTGCGGTTGTTTATGTAATTCGATTATTAACATTATATATCTGTAATCTTCTTATTGATTATAATAAATTTACAGCACTAACATCTATATTAAAAAGCTATGTTTTATGGTATATTGTAATATTATTAATTTTCGTAGTTATTATAAATATAGATGCATTCAAATTACGAATTTTAATTAATTACTTAAATATGCATGTAAATTCATTTGGAATTCTTGTTCATATCATTTTAATGTTAATATTTGTCTATTTAATTTATTTGATGACATTAAACATTTTAGGAGATGATCAGCCTTCATTACAATTATCAGAAAATGAAAAAATAAAATTGAAATATAAATTAGAATTATTGACAGCAATCGTATTTATATTTATTTGCATTTTAGTTTTTATTATTTAAAAAATATGATTATAATAATAATAATTATCATAATGGAAAGAATAATAACAGCAATAATAAACAATGATATAATAAAAATTGAGGATCGGATGGCATTAGATTTAATAAGAATGAAATTAGGAAGATATGATAAAGAAAATGGAGGATTTCGTTTTGATAGAGACATTAAAGATGATAGAAACAATTATCATAATAATAAAATGATTATAGATTTATTTAATGATTATTATAATGAAAAAAGAATTGTTGTTTTTTCTCATAAAGGTTCTTTTACATTTATAATATTTGATAAAATCAATTATGAGGAATATTATTGGAACATCTTTTATAGTAAAAAATATTATCGTGAAGTTATAACAAGAATATTTCATAATGAAACTGAGAATAATCAAATAGAAAAATATAAATATAAGATTATTATAAATGATGGTTTTGACAATCTTTCAACCAGTCAAATAATTTTTAAATTAATTCAAATTTGTCATTTGATATAAATAGAAATTAAAATTCAAAATTCAAACAAAATATTTGAATATGAGAGAAAATTGGTATTTGCAATTAAACAACTTGCTATTCATAAAATCTTCCATTTTTATATTATTTTTCTTTATAGTAATGATATTATTATTTGTTTGAATAACTTGACTATCAAATTGATGATTTGTTTTTGTAATTATTTTTATTTTATCTTTAATTTGAAAGCTACCATTCGTTTTAATAAAATATCCCTTCGCTGTTTCTCCTATTTCTAAGATATCAGAATAGAATTCACCAAAATCAATTAAATTATTTGTAAAATCACAAATACTTATATTTAAAATTGATTTTGAATTAACACCAACATAACTATCATTTACTGGTTTCCAAATGTCCCAAACATCATTAATAACCATCGGAACAAACGAATAACTTATATCATCATTTATAGATAAAATGATATAAGGAGTATATTTTTTAATGATGGATGGAATACATAAATAAGCCGGATAAATGACATTAATTTTATTATTAATATAAATTGTATTTTTGATTGCATTTATTATAAATGACTTGCCATTATTATTATTATTATTATTATTAAAATGATTAAAACCATCATAATAAGCGGCATCGCTTTTAAATTGACTTTCAATATTATTAGTATTGGTAATAATACTTGCTCTCAAATTGCGAACTTCTAATAACTTTTCATTAATAGTTTCTTGAGTTATTATTTTTTCTTCTTCTTTTGGTGGTAATGATAATGATGATTGATTTTTGATAAGATCATCAATATTTTTTAAGATTTGTTTATTGATATCGTTATTTGGCTGTTGAATATTATTGTAGAATTGTTGATAAATTGAATTGAATGTATCAATAGAAAAAGAATTAAGATTATATTTATCTTTTATCATTTTTAATGAGATTTGATATAATGTTTTTTGGTTATCCATTTTTTTTCAAAACAGTTCTTACATTAGGACGATAAAATTTATTTCTCAACATTTTCATAACATCATCATTTAATCTCTTAAAATTGATGATGTCTCGAAATCCAGTTTTTTTATTTTTTCTCAATAGAATTAGCCATCTTGTTTGAAATGCAATTGAAAATACACCACATTCAGTATTGCTTTTTTGATGTGGAACATCACTAACATTAATATTAAATTTCTTCTTTGGATAAATTTTATTCATCTGTTTTTGAATATCAATAAAAACAGGTTTTAATAATCTTGGTATGGGTCTTTTAACACTATCATAATAATATGCACCATAATTATTATTTTCAGGGTCTAATATGAAAAAACTCGAAGTCCAATGTGTTCCAGGTTCATCATTTTTACATAAATTTGTAATAAATCCAAAATATTTTTTTCCTGATTTTATTATATTTTCCATATTAATATCACAATTATCATAATATTTACAAGTTTCATCTTTATTTTTCATTCCGAAATCTATGGTAAAAACTCCATGAAATTTATAATTAAATGTCTTATCCTTTTCATATTGAACCATAACTTTTTCAATATCAAAATTAGAAAGCCATTCTGTTTTATTACTAATCCATTCGATAGGTTGTGATGGTTTTAATTCACTTGTTTCTATAGATTTCATTGCTCTCGTAATTTTCATATTTTTATTTTGATTAATCAATCTTATAATATCTAACCATGCCCAATAATTATTATCACCAATTTTCATATATTTATCTAATTTTTCTTTGATATTCAAATATAATTTATCTGAATCATTAACAATAATTATTTTATCATTTGGTTTTAAGAAATTATAAGAGAGAGCAATTAGCTTTAATGATAACATCGAATAACAATATTTTTTATTAGTTGCACCTGGACTACAATATGACATTCTACTATAAAACAGTATAATAAAAAAATGATTATTATATTATAATTTAAAAATATAAACAAATATTAATATAATTATGGCTCAACAAGACAAGTTTAAAAACTTTATTTTGAAACATAAGGTTGAAAAAGGGAAATTATATACCAATACTAGTATTGGCAACCCTAAAATATCCTTATTTATAGCCAATGAAGAATATAATGAATTTCTTAATTTATATTCACTTGCAATTGCTAATGGTTCTACATTACATTATACAGAAAAACCAATTGAACCAAGTCCATTGCGTATTGATTTAGATTTCAGGTTTTCAATGCCTATTAATGAAAATGGAGAAACTTATGTTCAACGCTTATATACTAATGAAAATATCTTTAAAATTATTGATAATTATTTTAAAATTATTAATACTTATCTTGATATTGATGAAGCTAGTAATGTTGCCTATATAATGGAAAAACCATACCCAACCGAATTTAGAAATAAAATTAAAGATGGTATTCATATTATTTTTCCACATGTGATTATAAATAATAATACACAATTTTTCATTCGAAAAAAGATTTTAGATGTTGCTTCACAAATTTTCAAGGATTTATATTTATGTAATGAATATGAAGATGTAATTGATAAGGCAATTATTAATGCTAATTGTTGGCAGATGTATGGCAGCAAAAAGCCAGAAGCAGAAGCTTATAGGGTTACAAAAGTTTATAATTATAAAAATGATGAAACTATTTCTAATGATGATTATATTCCATCAGCTGAACTTGAAATTTCTTATATTAAGTTATTTTCGATGCGATTAATTTCTAGTCCTCCTACTAATATTACAGAAGCTTTCAAAGGAGAAATTGAAGAATATATTAAACATATTCTTCCGATTGTTGATAAGAAATTGAAGGAAAAACTAGAAAGCAATATTTTATTGAAAAAAGAGATTAATATTATCAAAAATTATACAAATGATGATGATTATATTCTAGCCCGTGAGCTTATTACTGAATGTTTATCACAAACAAGAGCTGAGCGTTATAATGATTGGATTAATCTCGGATGGGTATTGAGAAATATCGATTATAGATTATTGGCACAATGGACTGAATTTTCAAAGATTGGAAGTAATTATATTGAAGGAGAATGTCAGAATTTGTGGGATAAGATGCGAAAAGACCATTTAGGAATGGGAACTCTTCGTTGGTGGGCTAAAACAGACAACCCTCAGAGATATAAAGAGATTATTGATAATTCGGTCATTCCTCTTATTGATAATGCAATTGGATCTGAGGGAGCTCATTATGATGTTGCTAAATTAGTTCAAGTTATTTATAAGGGAGAATATAAGGCTGTTAATAAAGATACTTGGTATAAATATGATCGCGATTCTCATTGTTGGATAAAAACAAGAGAAGGTTTAAATTTGCGCCGTTCTTTGAGTGAAGAGATTTGTAGAAAATTTATTGATCGTTCGATGCATTATAATTCATTAGGAAATAATAATTCATATGATAAATCTCAACAAGGAGTATATAATAAAAGAGGTGCAGATGCCCTTAAAATCGCATCAAATCTTAAAAAGACTTCTTATAAAGATAGTGTTATGAAGGAATGTAAATGTCTTTTCATTGATGAAAATTTTGAGGAATTGTTAGATTGCAGACCTCATTTGATTGGATTTAAAAATGGTGTTTATGATATGAAAATGCATATTTTCCGCGAAGGTATGCCTGATGATTACATTTCATTATCAACAAAAAGAAATTATATTCCCTTTTCAATTGAATATCCAGAAATAGCAGAAATTAATGATTTCTTTGAAAAGGTATTTACAAATGCAAATGTTCGAAATTATGTATTAGATATTCTTGCTTGTATTATTGATGGTTCTATTGCCCAAGAAAGATTTTATATCTTCACTGGACAAGGTAGCAATGGTAAAAGTAGATTGTTAGATTTAATTCAAAAATCAGTTGGAGATTATTATGCAACTCTTCCAATTGCATTACTTACACAAAAACGGGCTGCATCTAATTCTGCTCAAGGTGAAATTGAGAGAATGAAGGGCAGACGATTTGCAGTAATGCAAGAGCCGAATGAGAATGATAAAATTAATGTTGGATATATGAAAGAATTGTCAGGAAATGACAGAATTTTAACAAGAGGACTTTATAAGGAACCTTATGAATTTAAGCCTCAATTTAAGATGATATTGGCTTGTAATGAGCTTCCTGAAATTCCGTCGCAAGATGGTGGCGTTTGGCGTCGTTTGAGGGTTGTCGAATTTGCATCAAAGTTCTGTGAAAATCCAGATCCAGCAAAACCGAATGAATTTATGATGGATTTAGAATTATCTGATAAATTTGAGAGATATGCTGATCATTTCATTTCAATGTTGATTGAAAGACATAAGAATATTAATCCAAATAAGCTTATTGAGCCTAGAGAGGTTATTAATGCAACTCAGAAATATAAAGATAATAATGATATCATTGGTCAATATTTCAATGATAGAATTATCAAAGATGAGAGTTGTAAAGAAAAGATTGGTATTATGGAAATTTATAATGATTTCAAGACTTGGGGAACAGATAATGTTCCTAAAGGAAAGAAACAACCAGATAGAACTCAACTTAGATCTTATATTGAGAAGATTTATGGATTGTATCAGAAAGATGGCTGGAAAGGCTTTAAGATTAAAAACGATTAATTAACATATTTTTTCTGTCATTTAATTTTAATAAATTATCTGCCATATTTATTGTCCAATAAATTTCATTTTCTTCAACATCAAATTTAACATAAACCCAAATATCATTATTAATGATAACAATGGATTTATTAGTGCTAGATCTATAATTATGAAAATTATTTTTAAGAATATTTATATAATCATTTCCTATACTATAATATTCATTAATATCACCTCTAAAATAATTTGAAATTGATAATTCATCATTTTTTGTATTTATTATAAAATTTATAATTGACTGTATAGACATAATTAATATTAATTTATCTTTTTTAAATATAAATAAAAAATGATATATAAACAGAAAGAAAGATTAATTATAACAAAATGGAAATCGACAAAGCAATCGAAAATTTAAAATCAATGTTATTTGAATTGAGAGGTGAAAATATTGATGAATTTGATGAACATGAAGCTGATATCGACAGACAAGAATTTTATAATGAAAATAATGTAATAGAATTTAATACTGATTATACAACTATTGTATTTGCATTGACTAAAAAAATGCGACAAGAAGTTATTGAACAATTGAAGAAAAATAAAGCAAATATTGATAGTCTTGTAAATGAAAGTTATAATGGAAAATATAATATTATTCTTATTTTCGGAAATGAGATTTTAACAACACCAACAATAACTCAATTAAATTCTATTGATAAAGTTTTGCAGAAGAAAAAAGGGATGCTGCAGTTTTTCCAATTAAATGAATTGCAATTCAATCCAACAAAGCATCAATTAGTTCCACCTCATCGAAAATTATCACCGGATGAAACAACAGAAATAATGACGAAGTATTTAATTAAAAGTAAATTGCAGATGCCTATCATCTTAAAAACAGATGTAATTGCTAAATGGCATGGATTGAAACAAGGAGATATTGTTGAAATCATTCGATATAATGAGAATAGCGGGAAGTCATATTATTATAGATGCTGCATATAAAACAACATTTATAATAATATTATAATTATTATTATGGGCAGAAGAAAGAATTGGGATGTTTTGAATAATTATAATAAAGAAGAGTTGAATTATTTTGACAAACAATCAACGAGAAATAAAGATACTATTATAAAAATTGAAGAAAGAATAATAAAAGATGATTTGAATAATAATATTCCATTGAGATTTAAATTTTTATTATCAAAAACTTCTATTGAAAATAAGAAGGTTATGTTAAATAAATTGAATGAACTTAAGATGACTTCAAGATGTGGAGGAGAATCAGCAAAATTACATAAAATGATTACTATTTTATCTCAAATTCCTTTTGGTATTTATCACGAAATTAAATATGATAATGTTAGTAATTATTTAAATGAAGTTCATAAAGAATTGGATAATAGAATTTATGGACATTCAGAAACTAAAAATCAGATTATTAGAATTCTTGCCCAATTTATTGTAAATCCTGATGCGAAAGGTTATGTTATTGGAATTCAGGGTTCAATGGGTGTTGGAAAGACAAAACTAATCAAAGATGGCATCGCCAAAGTCCTTAAATATCCATTTGCATTTATTCCATTAGGAGGAATATCTGATTCAAGTTATTTGAAAGGTCATTTATATACATATGAGGGATCGACTTATGGAAAGATTGTAGATGAGATAATTAAAGCCAGAGTAATGAACCCTATCTTTTTCTTTGATGAATTAGATAAGATTTCTACAGGAAGATATGGAGATGAAATTGTTAATACTTTAATTCATATTACAGATAGCACACAAAACGATAATTTCACAGATAAATATTTAGAAGAAATCAAAATAGATTTATCAAAATCTTTGATGTTTTTTACATTCAATGATATAAATATGGTTAATCCTATTTTGAGAGATCGAATGATTATTATTAAAGTTGATAAATATAAATTGGCTGATAAGGTTGAATTATCCAAAAACTTCTTAATTAAAGAAATTTGCAAATCTTATAATATTAAAGATAGTGATATTATTATAAAAGATGCAGAAATTGAATATATTATTAATAAAACGACTGAAGAAGACGGAGTAAGAAACCTTCAAAGAAATATTAATAATATTTATTCTCATATTAATATGCATCGATTTATAAAAATGAAAGATGATACTGTTATAACATTTCCTTTCACAATAACAAAAACAATCATTGATAAATATTTAATTATGAAGAGAGAAGATAATTCAATTAATTTATCTTTATATTTATAGTGAATATGAATAAGTTGATATACATAATAGGATTAGCATCGACAATAATATTAATAATTATAATAACTTATATTATTACTACTTCAAATATAATTAAAAATAATAAAGAAAAATTTGAGAATGATGATAAGAATAAAAATATTTATATGACAGCTGAAGAAACAATAATATTCATAAGAAAAGATCCTGATAATTATGTTAAAAATTTGAGTAAATATGATTTAGTTGCTAGAAATATGAAGAGTTCGCAAGATTATATTGATAATATTATAAATCAATGTTATAATTTTAGTGAAAGAGATATAATTAAGATTGATAAATGTTCTATAATTGCAAAAAACTATTTTAATAATGATTATAGATGGAAGTTTGCATTGGTTGGAGATATATATGAAGAAGGATTGCCACATACAAGAACTGACATCATTTTTCTATCACCAAAAATAGTTAATTATGATGAAGATGAATTAACAAAAGTTTTAATTCATGAAAGTGTTCATATCTATCAAAGATATAATAATATGAATTCATATCTTCAAGAAAATAGATATCAGATATCAAGAAGAAGAGATAGTGAATTATTTGTAAGAGCTAATCCAGATTTGGATGAATATATTTATACAGACAGAAATGGAAATGAATTATTTTATAAATATAAATCATCAATGCCATCAGGAATAAATGATGTTATACCAACAGTCAATGAACATCCTTTTGAAATTATGGCATATAAAATAGCTGAGGATTATGGAAGATATAAATTATCTAAATATATAAATATATAGAAATGGATAATATATTAAAACAGGCTCCTGATAATTACACAATTCAAGAGATTGAAAGTATTTATAATAAATATAATCAAGATGTTGGAAAAACACTTGCTTTATTATGGGATATTGAAGAAGAAGTTAAAGATATTGATGAAAAGACTGATAAATGGAATAAAATTAGAGATACTTGCGATGCTTATGATACAGAGATGAAAAAAATAATGTCTAAGAGAAAATAAAGAGAGATGAGTGGCGGCAATTATAACTATTCGCAATTACATCAAATTATTGAAAGACAATATGCAAAATCAAAATCAACTGATTATAAATTTGGTGATTTTAATTTTGATAATTGGTTTTTAGAAGAAACATTCAAATTCGGAAAAGGTTATGTAAAGCCAAGTAATTATTTAAGCACTGTTGCAAATAAAATTATTCAAAAGTCTAGACGGCTTGACAGTGGTGAAATAGATGAACCTTTATATTTACATATATAAAGCTTTTTTATTTTAGTTATTTAAAACCTTTTTATGGAAAATAGTAATTATATTCTTGAAATTAAAACAATTCAAGCATCAACAATAAAATCTGTAATAGATGCGATGAAAGAAATTTTGATGGATGTCAATTTAGAATTTGATGAAAATGGTATGAAGATTGTAGCATTAGATAATACTCATATAGTTCTAATTCATTTAAAATTACATGCAGATAAATTTGAGAGTTATTATTGTTTGAAAAAACTTTATATTGGAATTAATATGCTCAAATTTCATATGCTTATAAAGACAATTCAAAATGGCGATATTTTATCTTTATTTATTCATAAAAATGATCCAAATATTTTAGGAATTACAATTGAAAATAATGAAAAGAATGTTAAGACAACTTATAAATTATCGATGTTAGATATTGATGTTGTTAATGTTGATATTCCACCAGCTGATTTTAACACCATAATAACAATGCCTTCTGCATATCTTCAGAAGATTATAAGAGATATGCATAATCTGGCTGAATATATTGAAATTAAAAATATAGGCAATAAACTTATTTTAAGTTGCCAAGGCGATTTCTGTTGTCAGGAAACAATCCTCGCAACAGAAGCACAAAATATACAAATCAAGAGTAATGATGATCAAGAGATAATTCAAGGGGTTTTTAGTTTGAAGTATTTGAGCATTTTTACGAAATGCACGAATTTATGCTCAACGGTTGAAATTTATCTGAAAAATTCATATCCTATAATTCTTCAATATGGCATAGCCTCTATGGGAAGTGTTAAATTATGTTTAGCTCAAAAGAGTGAAGATTAATTTTTTTCAATTTTTTTTTAAATATTTCATTTTTAACATATGAGGTATAATTATTTTCAATAAAGAAAAGAAAAATATTCAAAAAGAATTTATCAATTTCATTAATATCTTTTTCATTATATTTCTTTTCAATGGATGTTTCAATATTAATCTTATTTTTATCATTAATAACATCAACATTATAATAAATATTTTCTATAAATTTATAATTATCAATTTCACATCTAATATTACCATAATAATTAATTTTATCAGGATTAATAATAGTTTCTGTTATATTAACTTCAATAGTATTTGTAGTTTTATTTAAGATATCTTCAATGAATTTAAGGAGAATAGAAGGAATTTGAAGATTTTCAATATTATGATATTTATAATTCTTTCTTTCAAACTTTCTTTGACTATCATTTGAAGAAATCATTTTAAATTTAAATTCATCAAACATAACTTTAAAATAATCTTTGCTTCTAATTAGATCAATAAACGCAGACATATTTTTATTATAATTATTTATATTTATATCTATGAAGAAGATGTGGTTTCATTATGAGGTTTATACATAATAACTGAATAAGCATGAACAGACAAATTAAATAAACTCTTATTTATTCTTTCATTATTTTTCAACCAAATTCTAATAATATGATAATTTTTTTTTGGACTTACTGACAATCCATTGATATAAGTTGAAGTTATATCTGTTTTTCCCATTTTTTCACCTAAAATTAATGCTCCAATCTCAAACAACTTCTCATTAAAATCTTGTTTATTAACTTTAAAAGATAGACAACCTCCATTTTTATTATTTTCATCTTCCCATCTTGGCATAATATGTTCTCTCATAATAAAAAACATTCCTCTATGCCATAAATCTTCAAATGCCTTGAAGATAGTTATATAATCTTCAACACTACTTATCGTAGTTATAAATTTATAGCTATTATTATCCCAATTCATGTCATACGGATCATGAAAATATAAAGACCAAACATCATTTATATATGTGGTTGTAGTAATAGAAGACATATATATATTATATTTAAGTATATTTTTTTAAATTGATTTAATAGATATAAAAAATTATTCTTAAATATTTTTAATGACATCAATAATAAAAAGTTTTTGGATTATAATCTCATTACCTTTTTCTGCTTATATTTTTAAAAATTATTAATGACAAATAATTAATATAATAATTTATCAGAATAATAAAATTTATTGGGATTTGTAAAAACAGTTGTTGATATTACCTCTCCAATTGGAGTTTTTGAAAATAATAAATTGTTATCTAACATCATTTTAAACCATTGATACTCTGTTAAAGAATCTCCCCCATTCTTATTAAATGAAAATTTATTACCATAATAATTATTTGTTTTATAAGTTTTATAATACATATGTTCTGCTATTTTTTCTTGTAATTTATATATATCAGGTGTAATTTTTATTTTTTCATTTAATTTACCATAATTATCATAACGTTGTCCATAATATTGAATTCTATTTTTTATATAAAATTCAGAATTCTCAATTTTTAAATCTCGATGTCTCATATATACATTAAGTTGCATATAATCTTGTGCCCATGTTTCATCATATAAAGTTTTAAATGTAGCTTCTGAATTTCCATAATCCCATATCATCCATACATAACCTAAATTCTCAATATAATAATTAATTCCATTTATATTATAACAAAAACAGCCACCTGGTTTTATTTTACGATATAAGAAATTTCCAGAATGTGTATCAAAATGAGGATAACCAATCATACTATGATATAAGAAAATTGACATAAATATTTGTTCATAACAATTTTTCCAAATATTATAATCTCTTTGTTTTTTCTCTAAAAATGAATTTAAATCACCATTAGCTAATTCATATAAAATAAGTGTATATTTTTTATTTATTTTAGTTGCTTTTTTAATAGGTTCAGGATATCTATCATCTTTTATTAATTTATTACATATAATTATTTTATAAATTATAGGTAATAATGGTATATTATTTAAATTCATAATTTTTTTAATTATATTCAATTCATGTTTAAAAGTTGAAGTATTTAATTGAATTTTTACTACAAATTTAGGAATAGAAGAATATGATTTATTTATATTTCCGGATTTATAAACAACACCATAAACACTTGGAGTTCCAATTTGTTTATATAATCCTATATTATTATTTAAAATATATTTTTTTTCTATTTTTGTAAGATGAATACAATCTTCATCTTTTAATTTAATATCTTTAAAATAATTCATTATTTTTATATATTTATCATTTCTATCATGTTCTTTGATATTAATTTGTTGTATTTCATCTTTCTTCCTAAAATAGCTCATTATTTTATTATAATAAGTAATTTTTGGGGGTGATGATTTAGATGATAATTTTAATGATGATTTTGATACGGATTTAAATGATTTTAATGATGATTTTAATGATGATTTATTTATGTCTTTATCAATTATACATTCTTTCATTAATTTTTTATAAATAGCTCCTGTATTTGTTATTTTTCTTTTTGTAATAGGATTAATATTTTTATTTTTAATCCATTCTTCACAATCTGATAATATTTTTTTTTCCATTATTATTTAGTTAATATAATAATTTATCAGAATAATAAAATTTATTGGGATTTGTAAAAACAGTTGTTGATATTACCTCTCCAATTGGAGTTTTTGAAAATAATAAATTCTTGTCTAACATCATTTTGAACCATTGATATTCTGTTATTTCTTCTCCTTTATTTCCAACATTTTTTAAAAAATAATGATTTGTTGTTATTTTATCATTTTTATAACATTTATAATAAATATGTTCTGCTAAATTTTCCTGTAATTTATTAACTTCTTTACTTATTTTTATACTATCATTTAAATATCCATATCTATTATATTTTTCTTCTTGATAAATATTAATATATTGTCTATAAAAATTTGATTGTTCAATTTTTAAATCTCTCTTTCTCATAAAACGACTGATATTCATATAATCATTAATCCAAGTAGGGTCAGATAATTTATTTAATGGAACTGCATTGCTATAATCCCATATCATCCAAGCATAACCCAAATTTTCAATATAATAATTAATTCCATTTATATTATAACAAAAACATCCGCCTTCTTTAATTTTACGATATAAGAAATTACCAGAATGAGCATCACCATGATTATTACCAATAATACTATGAAATACAAATAATGACATGAATATTTGTTCAAAACAATTCTTCCAAATTTTATAATCTCTTTCTTTTTTTAAAAATGAATATAAATCACCTGATGCCAATTCATATAAAATTAAACTATAGCTTTTATTTTTGTTTGTTGCTTTTTGTATAGGTTTTGGATATTTTATATCTTTAATAATATTATTACATTCCATTATATTATAAATATATGGAATACATGGAATATTATCTTTTTCTGATATTTTCATAATTATCTTCAATATCTTTAATTCTGATTTAAAGGCGTTAGAAACTAATTGAATTTTACTTACAAATTTAGGAATATGATTTGATATGTATTTCTTATTAATATTAATACTTTTATAAACAACACCAAATACACTAGGAGTTCCTATTTGTTTATATAATCTAATATCGCCATTATTTAAAGTATATGTATTTTCTTTAATTGATGGTTCAATACAACCTTTATTACCTAATTTAATTTTTCTAAAATATTCTATAATTTTTACATATTTTTTATATCTATCTTTTTCAATCAAATCAATAATTGAAGAAGAATTATCTGATGATAATAGTAATGGAGATAATGATTTTTCTTTTTTCTTAATTTTCTTATTTGAAGATGATAATGGTAATGGTAATGGAGATAATGATTTTTCTTTTTTCTTAATTTTCTTATTTGAAGATGATAATGGTAATGGAGATAATGATTTTTCTTTTTTCTTATTTGAAGATTTAAAAATATCATCGCAAAATAATTTAACTTTCATATAATATTTATGATCTTCATCTGTTAATTCTTCTCTTATTTTTACACAAAAATTCTTTATTTTACTTTCAAAGTCGCATTTATTATATAAATTTTTATAAATATTACCATTTTCAGATATCTTCTTTTTTGTAATTGGATTAATATTTTTATTTTTTAACCATTCATCACAATGTTCGGCGGTTATTTTTTTTTTCATTCTATTAAATAATTTTATTTTAAAAAAATGAATATTTCTTTTTTCTTTAAAAATAAGAAATATGATTGAATTTTCATTATATTTATTTCTAATGTTTAGTTGTTTTACACCTTTGGACATTTAAAATGCCGATTATGACATTTAAAAATTCAAATTAGTAAAAATTCGGGTAGTACCAAGCGTGGACTTAGTATGAATTCATTTTTAATTTTTTTTTACTAAGTAATGTATTATCTCACCGTTAGGTTTATTGTTTTGATAACAAAGTAATACATTATAAACTAAATAATAGAACTTTCGTTCCAAACACACCATTATTTAGTTTAATGAA